ATACAACTTTATTTTTAAAAGTCAAATCTTTTTGTCGCTTACATCCCATCCACGCAAAAGCGATGAATGGGTTTTACGCTCCTTTTTATAAAATATCTTATACACTTGGTTTTTGGGTATATGGGATATTAGCGTCATTGTTAGGATTAATTATAACATCTGTAATAATTTCAAAGGCAAGAAAATAGCCTTACCTATAACGTTCCTCGTGTATGCGTAGTTGCGATTTATAAACCTAAAACTTAACAAATATGGACTTAATGAAATTACAAAATCTATTAAATGAGTGTATAATGATTGAACAAGGCAATTATCTTGGTGGAAACTTCTCTGTTGATTTAGCAGAAGTCCAAGCAGAATTAGACCAAGCCAAGCAATTACTTATACCAAGTGTTGTAAGTAGTGCTTTGAAAGAAGGAGATATAATTGAAATTAGTGGTTACTATTTCGATTGGGAAGTAAAAGAAGGCTACTCTCACGTTTTAAAACAAACAGGAATTTACGCAACTGCACAAGGTGGATTAATACACTCTGACCTAAAGAAAAGCCTTATTTTACGTATTAATGGTAAAAAAGTTGTTTAGCATTACTTACAACGTAAAAGCATTGGTGAAGAAGGGGCTTTATAGTTTAGGTTATAAAGTCCTAAATGTGTATTATTAATCTCACAAGGGTAACTAATCTTTTATTTGAAAATGCATTGAATCTTTATCAAATTCAACACCTAAATTTATAAAATTATTTGCATAGAATATATCTATCATTGGTTTATATTCTGGTTCAGAAAATGTAGATTCATTAAATGGTGTTTTTAATCCATTCTCTTCTGGAAATAAATCTATTGCTATTCCCCAACTATGTAAACTCCAAGAATTTCCATTACGCATCTTACGATATTGAAAGCAACCACCAAAAATATCGATTTTAAGCTCTTCTAAGTGACGTTCACCATAATAATATAGTAAGTCATCAAAAACATTTTTAAAGTTATTAGCAACTAGCTTATGACACGACATACGTGTTACAGTAGTATCTAAGTCCCACGCTAATTTCATTGGATAAGGTAATTGAATTATTGTTAAATAATCTTTACCAGTAATATTAGCTTTTCCATATTTATTTATTATCTGTTGTGTTGTCATCTTTAAACATATCTGAAAGGGTTTGTTTCCATCCTTTTGTTACCACTGATTTGAATACACTCATAAAATTATTATTTAAAATAATTGCTGCATTTTCAATAAGTGATTTTACTTCACGTAAACTAACTGAAGCTGCAAAGAATTTTGTAAAATATAAATCAGAGTTATTAATTATATGTTTATCAATAACAAAACCACAAATTATAAGTAACATATAAATTAAAGCTTTGGTAATTGTATCACCTAATCTAGCCGAAGTTATATGTTTCCAACTATTCCATTTTAATATTTTAAATGGTAATTTAACACGTTTAAATGATGCCATAATTCCAGTAATGGTATCTGCAAATATAAGAAATAATACACCATATAAAATAGGTTGAATTGGAGCAATGAAAGTTATTGCTAATAGCGTTAAAGCTGATACTTTATTCAATGGTATAAAAACCATTGCTATTTTCTGTAACATAAACTTAAACATTATTTTAGTTTTGATAAATAGGTTAATAGTTTCTCAACATTTGACTGTTTAGGTTTATACGTATTTATATTCTTATTTGTTTTAATATTTTCCATTAGTTTAAATATAATCCACTTCTATTAGTATTACGTGTAGGGTCTATATCCTCACCAGAGTTAGTTGAATATTCAGGATATAACGTTGAGTTATTACATAAATGAGTTATAAGTCTTTTTTTATAAGATTCTCCAATAGATTTTTGTTTATTGGCTAATAAAGTTAAATCATCTTTATTTATAGATTCAAAATTATCACCACCATTCCATTTTGAAACACCACCATTTGTTATTTGATATGTTGCATATGGAAGATAATAATAAACTGACATATGAATAAGAATATCGTGTATATAATTAGTTTTAAGAGTTAAATAATCACCAGATAATGTATCAGTTAAAATATCATTACTTATTTTATTATATAAATCAGTTCCTAATATAGGTTCTAATTCAAGTTCTTGAGCTACTTTAATAGCTGGTAATAACTTATTAGGGTCTATGTTACCAGATATATTGGTATTTTTCTTTAGTTCGTTTAAACTTATAAATAGTGCTGTTGCCATAATTATTCAGTTATTAAATTTGCAGTTGAACTGCTGGTTGCAGTATCATTATTTTCAGCATCAATTTGGTCTGCATCTTCAGATTTCCAAGGTTGAGTTGTTTTAAAGAATAAATCTAAAGATATACCATTAATAGCTAATAATTCTTTGAATACATCTATTAATTCTTCTCTAAAGTTTGATATAACTTTATTTTCCATATAGATTGAAGCATTTTTTAATTCATCAGCATTACTGGCAAAACCATTTTGAGTTGATAGACCAAATAACATTGGTGAAGTAACTCTATGACCAATCATAATCTTTTCCATACTTTCTTTTGAACCAAATTGGAATTGGTCTGCTGCATCAGTAATAGGTAAATTTTCTATGGTTGTTTCAGCTTCTTTACTATCATTGAAAGATAATAAAATAGGACTACCTTTAACTCCAGAAAACTTTTTATTTATCTTATTTGTAATGTCTGATTTTTCTTCTTCTGTAGAAGCTTGGCCATTATTAAAATTGATAAGCGTCTTACTAGCGAAACCATTTTCAACATTATTTATATGAAAGTCTGCAATATTTTCTTCATATCTTGCATAGATTAATGCTGCTGAATAGTCTGGTGGTGAAAAATAAAACATATTAGGGGTATAACCTTTTATAAAATATATTTCAAGACCTTGATTAGACATACCAAATGCTGGAATTCTTTTAGGTTTTCTTTTACCATAAATGTTGGTCCAATCTTGTGCATAATAATAAGCTTCAACATCACCATTTTCATTTACAAGTTCAGGACGTAATCTTTCAACTGGTATATGTGCAGCTTCAATTATTTTTTTATGGTCCTTTGACCATATAATTTGAATAGCGGCCATACCTTGTAATTTATAATCAAATACTATTCTTCTAATATCCTTTTTTTTGAATATTGATAACATACTAACATAATCATTAGGTTTAATTGCAGCATTTTTTGCTGATAACCCACAACCATATATCATATCTGATATTCCATTTATACAGGCAGCATTAGTTGTTGAATTTAAATATCTATCAATTACATATTTAAAGTAAGCATTATCTTCACCATATTCAACCCAAGGTCTATTCTTAACATATGTTTCAAAAACTTCAATTGGTGGTGTTGTAGATAATGAAACCACTCTTAAGTTTATATTCTTTTCCATTTTATATTATTATTATTGTATCTTTATCGTTATTAGTGGTATATCTACTTATATTCATATCATAATTTTTATAATCATTTTGGTCAGTACAAAATATTTGACCACGATATAATAAATTATTAATTAAATCATAAACATTAAAATGATAAAAATTACCTTCTTCTAAACTATATGAATTGGTTATTTTTAAATAACCATCTTCAGCTATAGTAGAAGCACTGAAACTTATAGTTGATTTTCTATTTGTATCATATAAATCAACATTAACAATACCAACATATGCTCTTGGTATGAATGCTATTGTTTGATTTACTGCTGTTGTATGTAATATATGCATTTATTTCTATATTTATATTCAAATAACCATAAACGATAATTATGTTGTATAAATAACAAAAAAAAGAGATACATATGTATCTCTTTTATAATTTTATTATGAATTTTAATATTAAGTTATTAAAAAATTAGCTGGAGTTTTTTCTTGTCCAGTTAGCGTTAAAGTATATCCGTTGAAATCTGCCATTGCACCACCAGTAGCTGAACTACCACCAGTAACTTTCATACCATTGATTAACCCACATACAAGTACATTTCCGTTAACATCAGTAATTTTACAATGTGGACGGCCATATGTTAAAAGTTTTAATTCTTTGGTTTTTTGAGCATCTAATTTTTTTAATGATAAAGTTAAAACTTGTTCATAATATGTAGTTCCAGCATCAGCGTTTGACATAATATTTTCTACAAAGTTGTTTGCTGTACTATTTAGTTCATATTTATACCAAGTAGGTGAACCTGAAAATGAATTAATCACATCAGTATCTGTTACATCGTAATTTATAACTCCTAATGTTCCTAAGTCTGCAAATTCCACATATAAAAGACCACCTTGGGTATCTGAGCAAGGGTTTGTAATCCCTTGTGTTAAGTTACAAGCCATATTATTTTAGTTTTTATTTGTAAAAAAGGAGAAGAATATTCTTCTCCTTTTTATTATTATTGTTATTTGCGTTTTTAATTACGCTTTGTGAAGTACAACTTCACCAGGATATACAACTTTTACGCCAGCAGTATATACCATTTTGATTCTAACGTTATCAGATAAATCTTTATCGTGCATATCAAGGATTTCGATTGATTGGAAATCATTCATTAATCCTGTTCCAAACCAGATGTTACCAACTTGATAAGCTACAATTGTACCAGCAGGTAAATTAGGAACTACGTTAAGTTCATAACCTTCAAAATCTAATGGTTTTTCACCAACACTATATTGGTTTAAATATCCAGAAGTTGATAAAACTCTTTTATAAGCTTTAGCTACGTTAGGAGCTACAACAATTTTAAAATCTGCTGCACCTAATACTGCATCAGGCACTGCATCTAATACTGCTTGTAAAGTGTTAACTATGTTAGCAGCTGTAACAGCTGAATATGTAACTGAAATTGAAGAACCAGCTACATCATTTAAGATACCACCGAATTCACCATCAGTTGCACCTGAACCAGTCCAAATATTTGAATCGATTGTATTAGCTTCAGTTGCTAAAATTCTTCCAATTAAGAAATCAGAAAATTTAGCTGGTAAGTTTTCGTTATTAGCTCCAAGACCCATAGAAGCTGCTTCCCAGTCTGCTACGAAATCTTCTTTACACAATTGCATAGGAACCATTAATTTTTTTGGTTCAAGAATTTCTTCTGTTAATGTTACAGAACCACCTGGAGTGAAATCACAAGTGAAATCAGTTGTTCCGTTTGATAAAGCTACTTTTTTAACTGTAGATTTATATTTAATGTTTGGTCTAATTGATATTAAACCATTTTTGATAGTTACCGCTTCATTTATTGCTGAAGCAAAGTATTTACCAGCGAATTCACCTTTGTAATTAGAGGTTACTGAAGTGCTTGTTGCCATAATTTTTTAGTTTTTTTTTATTTTTTAATATTATTTAATCTTTCCCAGATTCTACCTTGAACAGTTTTAGCGGTTAACTCTAAGGAATTAGTGTTTGAGTTAAAGTCGTCAGGACTATTTCTAATTTTGGTTGCTGCTGGTTGAGTTGAAAGTTCTACCTTCAATGTTTCAATTTCAGCATCTTTTTTTTCAATAGTCACATTTGATAAATTCAAATTTGCTTTCATCTCATTAACTAAAGATACTAGAGCATCAAATTCTTTTCTAGTTACATTATATACCACATCCTCAACAGAATCATCTGTTGGTGCGTCAACTGGAATATCACCTTCTGCTGCTGCTTCTACTGGAGCTTCTACTGGAGCTTCTACTGGAGCTTCTACTGGAGTTATACTATCAATTATACCTTCTTCCTTAACTTCAAGAATAGTTCCATCCTCTAATTTATAAGTTCCAATAGGCATAGCAATAGAATCACCAGATTTAGTTACAATAAAAATCGATTGACCAGCTTCAAAAGATTCAGCTTCTATGACTGTAATACCATCTTCTAATTTTATTTTAGCCAATTTAATGGAATGAACAAAAGGAGATAATGCTATAAGCATATTTTTTAACGTTTCTTTTAATGTCATAATTTTATTTTTTATATTCAAATAACTTATTATTATTTAAGTGTTTCATTTTCATCACTTAATTTTTTTAATATCTCTACCAATTCTTGTAACATATTATTTTCTTCTTCGGTAATTTCTTCAATTTTTTCAGTTATAATTTCTTCTTTTGATTGTTTTAAAACAGCATCAGCAAATTTACCCTCAATTGAAAATCCTTTTATAATACCAGCTTTTACATCTTCCCAAATTTGGTCATTATCGATTCTTGCAATTACCATCCAAGTTCCAATTGGCATATCTTCATATCCAAATAAACTTGATTTATCTAATTTTAAATCTTCTTTAACCCAAGACTCAATAAAGGTTACACCTTCAACTTCTATTGCGTGTTGATAAGTTGCATTCTTTTGATTACCCATTTCAATAAAACGTTGTGCAGCTTTACGTACTGTTTTAGGTGAAAAATGAATATAGAAATATTGTCTTTCTTTATTAGGTTCATCATAAACTCTAAGTATCATTTTATTAGGTACTAATACAGGACCCATAACCATACGTTTTTCTTCATCGTGTATAGCTAACTTAATAATATGTTCTTTATTGAAGTGAACGAAGTTCCTTTCAATAGCTCCTTCATCAACTAATGAGATAGAACCAATACCTGAAATTAAGTCATCACCCACTATTAATTCTATTATTTCAAATAATCCATTCATAATATTCTTTTTTTAAATAATCTTATTTTTATTTATTGTTTCATTTATCTACCAAAAGTAGCACTGGTTTCAATTTCTCTATCCATTTGTTGTTGTAATGTAACATCAGTTGAAACTACATAGGCTTTAATTGGCTCGTTTTGTTGATTATTAATTGCTTGACCTAATTGATTAGTCTCTGATTGACCTACAACGTTAAAACTTGGTGCAATACTTTGAATAGATGGGGTAGAAGCACCAGCACCAGCACCACCGCTATTTGGGACTTGAACCGCTAAAATATTTTTAACTGACGCAAAACCAGCTAATCCAGTTAAAATTGATTGAGCTATGGCATAACCTGGAATAGGAACTTTAGAAAAGGCTCTTAATTGACCTGCAATAGAAGCATAAGTATCAATTAAAGCACCAGCTACAGCAATTGCTTTACCCTTTCCTGTCTCTGCACCTAAAATATTTGATAGAATACTCATACTATCACCTACTGCGTATATTAAATCTTGTTGATTTTGTAATTTTATATAATCTATTCTCTTTTGTTTATCTGCATTTACTTTTTTATCTTCAGTCATCTTAGCTTCGATAATACCAGAGTCATTAGCAATTTTTTCTTTTGTTTCTTTATTAAGACCAATTAATTGTTCATCTTGCCATTTTTTTAAATTAAATAAATTATTAAATGCTTCATCAACTGCCGCAATCTGTGCTTCCGATTCTGCTAATATTTCTTCTGGTGATTGTAAAGAACTGACACTTTTAACTTTTTCACGTTTATCATCAGGTGATTTAGGTGGTTTAGGTGCTCCAGTTACTACCACCGCACCTAAATCATCATATAATCTAATAGTATCTTTTAAATCTTGTTTTAAATCAAGTATTTTTTTCTTCCTTTCAGCTTCAACTTTTAATTCTTTTAATTCTTCAACTGTTACCTTTGGTGCTTGATTTGTTATTTCTTCCCAAAGTGTTTGTTGTCTAGTTAAACTGGCTTCTTTTAAATATTGAGTTTCAAGATTTTTAATTTCAAGTTGTAAACTTAAAGCTTTTTCTTTTAATAATTTCTTCTCTTGTTCTATTATTTTTTCATTACTTATACCATATTCATCATTATATTGCTTTTGTTCTTGTAAGAATTTTAATCTTCTATCGGTTAAATCTCTAGTTAACCCTAAAATTTTATTTTGTTCTTCTAATTTTTTATTAGTTCCTTTTACAAACTCAACAATATCATCCCAATATGCAACAACAACACCTAAAGCAACAACAAATGCACCTATACCTGTTGCTATTAATGCAGTTTTAGTTCCTTTTAATGAAAAGTTAAATAATTTAGTAGCTTCATATGAATCCCTAAATGATGATGCTAACCCACCTGTAAGTTTATCAAGTATTGCAATTGCACCACCATTCTTTGTAACATCTTCTACAGAATTACCAGCAGCCTTAGCTTCAGTTTTCACATCTTTGAAAGACGCTTCAACTTTTTGTACTTTAGAATTTAATTCATCTAAACCACTTTCTTTAACTTCTATATAAGCTGTTTTTTTAATGGCCATAATTAATATTTTTTATTTCTTCTATACGCATTCTTACCTTCTTTAAAGTTTAATGGTATTTTATTTTTACCTTTAGCTATATCAATTGTTTCTGATATACCATAGAAATCTTGTAATTTTAGTAAATCTATTATTAATGTTATTATTGATTTATTCATAATTATAAATATTTTATCCAAGAATATAATTCCCTTCTCTTCAAATAACCTAAATCAGTTTCATTGTTATATGATTCTTTTTCAAAACTTATATTTCTATAAGCTATTCTACTATTACGATATTGAATTAATCTAATTAAGTATTCAATTAAATACCAAGTGAAAAATGGTATAATTAACATTTCAACTTGTTGTCTTAAATGAATCTTCTCGTGAATATTCCTATGAACTGTTATATATTTTTTATCTTTATAAAACACAAATGGAAATATTGTTATTGCAACAAATCCATTTGGTATTATATATTTATTTATTATATTCATATTTTAACTTCCAATTACTTGCCAATAGAATCAATAATTAAAGTTATAGTTGATTTTTCCATATTTAATTAACCGTTTTTTAATTTGTTTTTTAATATTTTAGATTGGTGTTATTGGAAATATATAGGGTTTATTATTTGTTATATTTCTTAATGCACGTCTATATTCTTTCCATTCGTTTATTTTTTCAGTTGATAATGCAACATCATTTAGTTGGGTCCAATCTGATTTAGATAATAATAAATCACGTTGTCTTCTAATATCCATTAACTCTATTTCATCTAATTCTTCTTTTGTTTTTTTATATTTAACTTGTTTACCGTTAACAACAATATATTCCCCACTAATAGCTTTTTGCCATTCAGTTTCAGTTAATTTAATACACCCATCTGGTATATTTTTACTATGGACTTCTTCATTATAGAACCCCAAATATTTTCCTTCATTATCGTAATGTCCGTAATATGTTTTCATATATTTATATTTTTTAATATCCTATTGCCATCCACCAAAATCCATTGGAACCACCATCGTTATAAACATTAAATGATGTTGAAGTTACAGTAAAAGTGTAATCAGAACCATTTGAACCATTACCACCCCTTCTAGATGTTATTCCAACATATCTACAAGCTGATGGGAATGTTAATGGGAAAATAACGGTACTACCATATGATAGAGTTGAGAATCCCCATTGAATTATAGTACCACCAACTAAATATTGATAGCCATTTGTTGCGTGAAAATCAGTAAGTACACCACCATTAATAGTATCTACATCTAATCCACCGAATATCTCAACTAAAGAACCAGTATTATACGCACTAGTATCAATATTCATATATTTACTAATAGATGAAGCTATTTGTACCCCAGCAGCATTTATTACAGTACCAGAATTTCCCAATCGTGTAACCATTGTTTCACCAGCTGGTCTACTATATACTTGAACATACGAACCAGTACCTATTGAATTATGATAACCTTGGTATTGAGTCCTTAAAAATATAGCATATGTATGTCCAGCTGTAGCGTTAAATGTAGCTATAAATTCGACTGGCGTTACATATGTAGTATCAGTACCTATATATCCATCAAGACCTATTGATTGATAGTTTGAACTACCAACAATTACATTACCAGCGGTAACATCTTTAATTATAACATTATAGAATAATGAAACAAACCCAATATATCCTGAAGATATAACAGCTTTAACGTATGAAGTTGTATCAGTTTTTTTCCAAGTAGTTGTATAATTTCCATTATATGAAGCAACAAACGTTGCATTAATACTTGGGGCTGTATCAACAACTATAGGATTAACATTTGAATCTAAATAAACAAATGATGATGAATAAACATATGATGGTGCTGGTGGTGTTGTACCATAAACAGTTTTAGTTGTTGATGTTGTTGGTATCGTTGAATTTATTCTTTGGTTATCAGTTGGATTTGGTAATGTTGTTCCAGTAGTTGTTGATAATATATTAATACCATCATTATCAATTAAATTAATTGATGATGAAATAGCGTCTAATGACATTTGACCATTACTTGATGTTATAGTATTATCACTAAATAACCAATTACCTAAACTACCACTATCCGCATTTATAGTACCATTAAAAATACCACCATTAGCTGTTAGAAAACCTTCACTATTAACTGTAAAACCACTACCTATTTTAATGGTACCACCTTCAATGTCCCCATTAAAAGATGCGTTACCTGAACTATCAATTCCAAAGTTTACAGTTGTAATTGAACCATTAGTTAAATTTATTTGTGTACCTGAAGTTGAATAAGGTGCGGTTCCACTTACATAATTATTTGATTCAATATTACCTGTTGTTATATTTCCACCATTTATTACAGTTGAACCAGTTGTAGATGCTAAATTAGTAAATGTTACCAATTCAGTAAATGCAAATGATTTAGCT